GGCTGGTTTGTATCGCCCGTGACATCCCTGTAAAAGATGTTGCGGAGTTCTTTGGTGTCAGTAGGGTTACCGTGTACGGTTGGTTCAAAGGCAAAACCATCGTTTCAGGCAAACATTCTGAGAAGATGCAAAAGCTGATTACAAAATTGTCATGAGTTTGGGTGGGCTAGGGTCGCGCCCGAAGAGGATGTTCGCCGTCGCATCCCTGCCCAATCCATTTTCGACGGCGCATTAAGGACGGCTAATGATTTCGAGGACCGAGTTTCTCTCGCTGGTGCTCCCATCTCTGGATGCAGGCGAGAAGTATTGCGCGGTCGGAATCAAGAAGGTAAACGAGGAAGATGTAGTACGGCAGCGGTTTGTAGACGACATCGAGGGGTTGAGTGCAGTTGCAGATGCCTTGGTAGGCGAGAACTTCAACGCATTTTTCGCAGTCGCCAAGTACGGCGATCCCAAAGAAGGACGTACAGCCAACAACGCAGTAGCTCTCAAATCGTTTTACATTGATCTTGATTGCGGCCCCGGCAAGCCTTTCGCTGATCTGGGTGAAGGTCTTGTAGCACTGAAAAATTTTTGCAAGGCAACTGGTCTGCCTCGCCCGACCATCGTCAAGTCCGGGGTCGGTGCGCATGTGTACTGGGTGCTGGAGCAACCGCTGCCACGCAAGGAGTGGAAGCCATACGCAGAACGCCTCAAGGAGTTGTGCGTCACACACAAGTTTGATGTTGATCCGGCAGTGACGGGAGAAGCCGCACGTGTGTTGCGCATCCCTGAAACACTGCACCTGAAGGACCCGACCAACCCGACCCCGGTGGAGGTGCTGCACGTCGCAACACCAATGACGAAGGCGCAGGTTGACGCGTGTCTGGAGCCAACGGAAAACATCTTGGCCGTGTTGGACCGCGCCGAGTTCAAGCGCGGCATGGACCCGGTGACGATGGCGCTGATTGGCGCGAGTCAATCAAACTTCAAGACCATCCTCATCAAGTCCGTCGAAGGCACTGGCTGCAACCAGATCGCCCACATCTACGACAACCAAGAGACTATTGAGGAGCCGCTGTGGAGAGCAGGGCTGTCGATTGCGCAGCACTGCGCTGATGGGGCCAAGGGCATCCATGTACTGTCTAGCAAGTACTCGGGATACAACGCCGCCGAGACCGAGCGCAAGGCCGCTGAGACCAAAGGCCCGTACACCTGCGAGACATTCAAGAAACTCAACCCGGCAGGCTGCGAGAACTGCACGCTGAAGATCACATCACCGATCCAGTTGGGTCGGGAGATCGTTGAAGCCACTGAAGAAGATAACACCGTCACCGACTTTGAGCCGGAGACCAAAGAAGCCAAGACGTACGTCATCCCCAAGTTCCCCTTCCCGTTCTTCCGGGGCAAGAGTGGTGGCGTGTTCGTCCACACCAAAGACAGAGACGGCAACGATATTGATGACATCGTGTATCCGTACGACTTCTATGTCGTTAAGCGGATGCAGGACCCTGACCATGGCGAGACTCTGCTGCTCAGACTGCACTTGCCTAAAGATGGTGTCAGGGACTTCATCATGCCTCTGGCCAACGTGCTGTCCAAAGAAAAATTCGTCAGCACCGTGGCGTCGTACGGCATCACGGCGCTTGGCAAGAAACAGGACACATTGATGCAATACGTCGCCAAGTGGGTAGAAGAACTTCAGATGAACGCACAAGCCGAAAAGGCCCAGAAACAATTTGGCTGGCTGGAGGACGAGTCCGCCATCATCGTGGGCGACCGCGAGATCAGAGCAACCGAGATCGCCTACAGCCCACCCTCCGCGCCAACGCTCCCCCACGTACCTTTGTTCCAGTGCAAGGGCGACTTCCATGTCTGGAAGGATGTCGTCAACGTCTACGGGCGTGAGGGCATGGAGCACCGGGCGTTTGCCCTGTTCATGGGGTTCGGCACCATGCTCATGAAGTTCACGGCGCTTGATGGTTTCCTGCTCAACTTGGTCAGCCGCGAGTCCGGGTCTGGTAAGACCACCATCCTGCAAGCGATCAACAGCATCTACGGCAGACCCAAGGAACTCCTGCTGTCCCCGAAGGACACGTACAACTCACGGATGCAGCGTCTGGGCGTGATGCAGAACTTCGCGGTGACCATGGACGAGATCACCAACATGCCGCCTGATCAGATGTCGCAACAAATCTACGACGTGACTTCGGGTCGGGGCAAGAACCGCTTGAAGCAACACGAGAACGCCGAGCGGCACAACAGCACCAAGTGGCAGACCGGCCTCATCACGTCGTCCAACCGGTACGTGACTGACGCGCTGCTCTCCATCAAGGGCTTCCCCGATGGCGAACTCAAGCGGATCATGGAGATCAACATCAAGCCTGATCCCAACGACGACGCCACATGGGCACGGGCTCACTTCGACCGCCTGATGCACAACTACGGGCATGCCATCGAGCCGTACTCGCAGGCGCTGGTATCGCAGTTGCCCATGGTCAAGGCCAAGCTGGAAGAGATTCGGGGCCGGGTCGATCAGGCTGCACAGGTGCGCAACGCAGAACGGTACTGGGCGCTCATGGTCTCTCTGGGCATCGCAGGCGGGTCCATCGCCAAGCACCTCGGGCTGCACGACATCCCCATCAAGCCGGTGTTCAACTACGCGATCAACCTTTTGACTGAGACACGTACCCGTGCACGGGAGTACATGTTTGACAACGACGAATTCCTAGGAGGATTCCTACAGCGTCACTTCCACGAGATTCTTGTTATCAAGGGCGAGAAGGACGCACGCAGTGGGCTGGACCACGCCCCGATACGGGAGCCACGCGGTGCGCTGACTGCGCGGTATGAGCCTGACACCAAGATGCTGTACGTAGTGGTACGCACCTTCCGTGAGGACTGCGCCAAAGTCATGGCGAACTTCGACGAGGTGCTGGCCCCCTACCGCAAGACCAAGGCTCTAGTGGACATCAAGAAGAAGCGCATGACGGCAGGCACCGTGGCCAACACCCAAGCTCCGGTCAACGCCCTGTGCTTTGACACCACCAAACTGGAGTTCTTCAATGACGCAATACTGCTGAACGATGAAGATAATGGGACTCCCACTACTGATTGAGTGGGACAAATTCAAACCGGGCACCTCGTTCTTCGTCCCGTGCGTTGATCGTCGCTTGACCGAACGGTTCGTACGGGAGGAGGCAGCGCGGCTAAAGATCGAGGTGATCTGTAAACAGGTTGTGGAGCGCGGGGTGTACGGTTTGCGTGTATGGAGAGTAGACGCTACAATGCCCCCGCACTCTGCTTCTCCTTGAGAAGAGTTGGGCCCCCGGTAATTCGGGGGCCTTTTTTATTCCTCTTCCTCGTCTGAGAAGAACTTCTCTTGGATTTCAGGCATCAGGCTCTTGTCAAAGCGCACGCCGTTGATCATCTGCTTCTCAGCAGCCTTGCGTCCGGCGATTGACTTGGCCAGCGTCTCTTGCGTGATCTTTTTGGCGGGGAACACCTCGTTGAACTCACGGATCATCACCTTCGTTTCTTCCCGCATGTCAAAGTCACCGGCCTCGTTGGCCATGTTGTAGCGGTCCAAGAGCTTGGCGCGTTTGGAGTTGATCTCACGCTCGTAGGCTTTGGCTGCGGACAGCTTCTCGTAGGTCGTGGACAAGTTCGCCGGGGCGAAACCGATCACCTGCATCAGTGAGTTGTAAGCACTTACATCCTCGACAACCGGGTCACCCTTGAGTGTCGTAGCGCCTTCGGTCATGTACCGGGCACCCTTCAGGCCGTTACGCAGCCAGCTTGGCAGCAGCGACTCCACCCCACGCATGACCTGCCCATCAGCCATGGCGTTGATACCACGCTCGGCGTTGACTAGGTAGGAGCCCAAGGGGCCGAAGGCTTGCTGCATGGCGGACAGCACGTAGCCGTGCTCGGCCACACCACGCGGATCGTCGCGGTAGATCAGGTCGGTTGCGATACCAGCACGGTTGGCCAGTTCGATGTTGGTGATGTAGTTGAAGAACCCCTTGTAGAAAAGTTCTCCAAAGAACCGCCGCATCTCCTCGTCGAAGTCAAACGGCTCGTCATCACCGAACATCGCGTTGAGCATCGTGGCCAGTGTGGAAGCGGCTCCGTAGAACGGCATGCCCTTCATACCTGCAAACGCCATGGTCATGCCGTACATGCCAATAAGTTGTCGCTGGGCGGCGCGACGCACTTCCGGTGTCTCCCCCTTGTAGGCGTTGTAGAAGGCACGGGCCACCACGAAGGCGCTGTTCCACACGAAGGACTTGAACGTGAAGAACACACGGCCAACCGGGTGCTGCATCCAGCGCGGAGCAGTTGCCGCCATGCCGGAGGTGTGAATGTCCTTGACCGTATCGAGCGCGTAGCGAATGGCTTTTTCTTCGCTCATGCCGCGACCCTTGGCCAAGTCGTAGGCAGCAACAGCCGTCACGCCACGGTTGTACCGTTCAGTTGCCGAGAAGGGGATAGACAGCGCGTCCATCATCTTGCCGTACAGGCTGAAGTACTGACCCGTAGTCTGGCGGCGACCCTCAAGCACTTCACGAGAGATCGTGTGCTCAAGCTGGCCGTGGTCCATCAGCGTCTGGTACAGGTTCTTGTACCGGGGGTTCTTGTCCAACCCGTTGATGATGGTGCGGCTTGCAGCCATCATGGCCGAAGACGTCTCACCGAAGCCAAACTTGCCACTGAGCAGTGGCCACACCAGCATGGGCAGCGACGTGACGTTGATCAGCGCCGAGGAGATGTTGCCTGCGATGTACTCAAAGTAGCTGAACTGAACAGCCGCGTTGACCATCGAGCCGTAGGTCGGGTTGCGGAAGAAGTCACCCTGACGCAGCACACCCTTGGCCGCTTCTTCAACCTGCAAGCTACCTGACTGTTCACCCTGCACGGCGATCTCACCGAGCGCCTTGTTGATCTGGGGCATGTACTCGGAGTTAGCCAGCTTGCGGGACCACCGCACCATGATGTCGCCGTAGTTGCGCACCATGTCACGCTCCATACCCCGCACGTTCTTGGCCTTCATGAACTGCTTGAGGATGGACTCGCCGGGGAACAGCGTCAGGTATGCCTGATATACGCTATCAAGTTGCGACTGATCTGCGCCCTGCTTCTGCAAGTCAGACATCACGCGACCAATGAACGAGGTGGGCGGGATGCCCTGTGCATCGTAGGAGATGCTTTGCAGATTCTGGTAGGCCCGATGCTGAATGCGCTGCGGGGTGAGCACGGTGTCGATGAACTGCTGGCGCTCACGAGTTGACTCAAAGGCAGAAGCTGCACGCTCACCGGTCTGCGGGTCGGCGTACTCCACCCAGAAGTCACCATGCCGCAGGAACGGCACGTAGCCTGTCACACCCTTGAGGTTCTGGAACTCCATCGACAGCCTCTGAGCCAGCGACGGTGAAACGGTTTGCAGCAAGATGTTGCGGTACTCACCCAAGGAGCGGTCGTAGTCCTTGCGCATCGTGCGGTAAACGTCCTGCACTTCTTTGGGCAGCGAGCGGTAGATTTGCTGCAACCGGTTGTACTCCGCCAGATTGGCGTTCGTGGGCTGGAAGTTGGGGTTCAGCAGGTCAACCTCAGCCAGACGGGCGTCGATTGCCATGTCACCCATGCGCTCCATCGCCTGCGGGAACTTCTTTTGGACGTCCGTGAACCGCTTGTAGTTCTCGTTGACCGTCTTGATCCGCTGCTCTTGTGTGCCGTTGCGCTTCTCAAGTGCGTCGATGAGCTTTTGCAGGCTCGGCAGTTCTTTGCCGTAGATCGTGTTGAGGTTGTCCAAGCGCAGCATGCCGAGGCCAGCCTGCAAGGCACCCACATCCTTGATGTTGGAGAAGAAGTTCTTGGTGCGATCAACAGCGGCACCAGTCAGGCTGGGCATCGACTGGCCAATACGACCAACCGCAGGGAATGCGCCCGTGCCCAAGAACATCTTTTGAGACGCGACTGGCTCCACATCTCCTGAGATGTTTATCGCGTCGTTGATGAAGTTCACGCCTTGGTCGAACGCGCTCTTGCCCTTGAACCCGAAGAACTCGGCAATCGTCTCCATGATGCGCCGAAACAGACTTTCGCTGCGCGGGGCCTTGATGGAACGCAGGATGGCTTGGAACTCGGGGTTGCCGACCAACTCGGCAGCAAACTCCTGCAAGTCCTGTGCGCCGTAGGCAGCGCCGAGCCGATCCTGTATTTGGATGAAGAACTGCTGGAACGCCTTGGTCAGCGGATGGCTGGGGTTGGCCAGTACGTTGGAGATCGCGGCGTGCACAACCTCGTGGATGAACGTGTGTGCGTTCAGCCCGTTGGTCGGGTCAAGCGTGATCGTGTTGGTAGCAGGGTCGTAGGAACCGGCCTGACCCCCTTCGACGGGGGCAATTACCACGCGGGTGTTGAGGTTCAACGACCGGATGCGCCGCAGAATCTGCTTGATGACCGGGTTGGAAGTCTTGTCGATCAGGTTGCGCAGCAGCCCATTGACGTCACCGGCTTGAGCCAGACGCTGCTGATCTGCATCGAAGGCGGGGCCTTGGTAGCTCGGTGAGAACAGCTTTCGACCAGTTTTCTCAAAAAACTTCTTATTGAAGTCCTCGACCATGGCGTCCAACTCGGCCTCGGTCGGTTCTGCCTTCTTGAGCTTGGCCTCGGGCTTTTCGGTCTGTTCGGCCTTGGTCTTGGAGACGAAGTTCTGTGCGTACTCGTCGAACATCTGCCGACCGACGCGGTTAATCTCGGAGATGTAAGCAGTCTGCTGCTTGGGCGACATGCCCTGCAACTGCTGAAACACTTGGACAGCTTCAGGCCCAGACCGGGCGATGGCTTCCTCGATCTGTTGAATCTGGTCGCGGTTCTTCTGCTCCTGCGGCGTGCCCATGGACTCACGGAGCATTTCCATCGAGTCGTTGTGTTGGGCAAACAGGTAGGGCAGGCGCAGGATGTTGTGCGCTTCGGTGCCCCGGTAGTTCTCAGCAGGCAGGTCTACGTCCTTGAGGCCAGCATCCCGACCCAACTCACGCAGCCGTGAAACAAGTAGCGAGTTGGCATTCTCGTCAACTTCATTTAGGAAGTTGGCCTGTTGTTGGGCGGACTCCTCACGGCCACGCTCCGCCTTGGCCAGATCAGTCTTGGCCTTCTTGCCGGGTTCGGCAGGGGCGGCTTCAACTACCTCGGTCGGTGTGGGTGCAGGGGCAGGGGCCTCGGCGGTAACTTCAGGCGCAGCCTCTACTGGAGCGGCGACTGCTCCTTCTCCGACAGCAGGCTGTCCAACATCTTCTGGAGCAGGTACCACTCCGCTTGGTTCAACTCCTGTAGCGACTCCGGGGGCGGCTCCGGCGACGGGTTCGCCAACCACGCCAGCGCCTGCTCCACTTGGTTGTTCGACAGGTTGTGCAGTGACATCTGTGACTCCTTGGAATTCGGGGCGCTTGAGATATGTGTCGATCTTCTCCGCTGCACCAGTTGCGGGTTTACCCGAAGCGTACGTCTCCAGCACCCGTTTGACCTCGGCGGCGTCCTCGGGGTTGGAGATGTCTTTGCCAGCCAACGGCCCATCTTCCCGAAGAATCCGGGCGGTCGGACCGATACCAAACATCTTGCCGAATGTTTTTAGGCCGGACGAGTCTTTGCCAATCGCAGTTGGCATCGTCTCAAGGGAGGGCGCAGGTTGTACCTGCGGAGTAACCGTAGGAGTTGTTGTAGGTTGTGCCTCAAGTGGTGCGGATACACTGGTCGTCTGAGTGACAGGCGGTGCAAATAGATCGCTTTGCCCCATGGCTTCAGCGGCCTGAAGCTGTTCTGCCTGTGCCTTGCGTTGATCAGCAACCTGCGACTCAAGCGCATCGAGAGACTCGGCATCGAATCCCGGCAAAGTGGCCTGCTTGGACGACAGGAACTTCTTGAGCTTGGCCTGAGCCTCCTTGACTTCGGCAGCATCACGCTGCGCAGCCAGTCGCTGCTTGTTGGCCTCGATCTTCTCGTCGCGGGTTGCGGCTTTCTCCACCGCAGGGGTCAGTTCGCCCTCGGGAGTGAACAACTCAGCCTGCTTGCCCTTGAGTTCCTTGGGCTCGACTTCAGGTGCAACCTCTTTAGCGCGGTACAGCCCAGTGGCCGGACCCATCTCCATACCGGGCAGCGCCATCTGCGCTTCTTGATCCTGCATGGCCATGATCTCGGCATCCTGCCGACGCACTTCGGCGGCTTGCTGCCGTTGACCCCGACGCTCCAACGCATCGGCGTAGGCTTGACGGCGTTCGGATGCGGCTTTCGCACGTTCTGCTGCACCACCCAAACCACCAAACGCACCACCGGCCACCGCGCCCTTAACGGCGGCTTCCATGATGCGGTCCCACTCCTTGCTCTCAAAGACCTGCGGGTTGTCCGCTACGAACTTCTCGGCAAAGATGCTGATGGCTTCCTGAGCGCCTTCGGTCAGACCTTCTGCGGGGATACCTGTGATAGTTCCTGCGGTTACAGAACGCAGGAGCCCTTTGTCCATGCCGGACTTCTCAAGAACTTTTTCGACGATACCCGCCTTGACCGGACCGGTCAGGTTCTTGGCTAGTGCAGCCGGGAGCACCGAGTCAAGCGCAGCCGATGCGATACCAAACAACGCACCTGCGCCGGGAGCCAGTTCACCTGTGTTCTCGTAGATGTTCTGGAAAACTTCTGGAGCGTTCTGCGCGTACGAGCCCAAGAAGATACCGGCGTTCTGGCCAGTAGCGGTGCGTGCAGCGATCTGAGGTGCCGCAGCCTTGAGGCCCTGCGCAACAAACTGCTCCGCAGCCGTACCAACAAGACCACGCTCAGCGGCCTCAGCGGCTAGAGATTTGACGGCGGCTTGAGTAGCACCGCGCGTAGCAAGTGCGCCAAGCCCAAGACCGGGGACGAGCGCGGTGCCGATGTTGGCAACCTGCTCACCAATCGTTTCGGCCACGAACTTGGGCACATCGCCCAGCCCCTCGACTTCTTTATATGAGCGGAACACCGTGGGCGCTTCGGCCTCACGTGCTGCACGTTTGGCAGCGGCCTCAGCCATCTGCTCTTTGGCGTACTCATCAAATCCAAGTGCAGACCCCGCCATAGCGGGGATGATGTCGGTGCCGAGTGACCCTAGTTCTTGGAAGCCACGCTTGGTGGCACGCCCAAAGGTTTGCAGGATGCCAGGACCGTACTCTTTTTGCAGGCGACGAACGTCCTCCGCCTCGACCTGCTGTTGGACGAATCCAAAAAGAGTATTGGGGTCCGCGTTCTCCGGCCCCTCTACCTTATAAATCTTCCCGTTGGGGGCTTGAACGCGGTAGATCGGCATCGCGTTTCCTTATTCGGCGTCAGGGACCAGTCTATATCCGGCAAACATATTGGGCACACCGCCACCGCGACTGGCGTCAACGCCTAGACGACGGGCCACAACCTCATCAAGTTTAGTCTGATAAAGCGCCGCAACCTTTTCGTCAAACGACTTGTCGGCTCCCGGTGCCGGAGTCTTAGCCAACTTCAGTGACTTGGCCAGTTCTGCACGCACCGCGTCTTGGTCCACCATCTTTTCAGCACCGGCACGAAGCTGTGCCAGTTGGTATGGCGTAAGACCAGTGCCACGATTACCCATCGCATCAAGGCGCATCTTGGCAGCGCCCAGTGTGGCTTGGGCACCGATGCCAGCGGCCTGAAGCGTCTTCTCACCGGCAAACTGGGTCTTCCAGATTTCGGTGGCTTGATCACGGTCCTTGCCCGTGGCGTTGATGATGGCGTTGGTGCCAAACTCATCACGGCGCTCAGCCGAGGCGTTAGCCTTCTCCAATAGGGCATCACGACGCCGCAGGTTGTCTTGTGCCTCAGCACGACGAGCCTGCTCGATAAACGCCATCTGGCGTTGCCGTTCTTTCTCGGCCTTCTTCAGATCGCTGACAGCAGTCTTGTAATCTTCAAAGCCGGTCATTGCGCCCTTGCCAATGTTCTCAAGCGCATGCCGCGAGGTGCCAGCCATTGTGGCCAGACCTGCCTTGAGGAACGCCATGTATTTGGCTTGCTGACGATCTGCTCCAGCAGCTTCGGCTTCCTTCTTGATGTCGGACTCAAGCCCCTCAAAGGCTTTGCCTTCCAACTTGTTTTTACCAAGCTCTTCAAACAGATTGCGGCTACGCGCTTCAGATCGAGCGAGAAAACCGGGTTCCGTTTCAGTGCCGTACATCTGACGACGCACCACATCCTCCATCGACTCAGTGCGTGGGGGCGCAGGGAACTGGCCCTTGGATTGCACGAGATCGTAGATGCCACCACCCGGCTTGGGTGCAGCAGGAGCAGGTGCGGGAGCAGGGGCAGCAGCCGCAGGGGCAGCAGCCGCAGGAGTTGCAGTAGGAGCAACGGGTTTCTTTTCCGCTTCCTGCTTACGCAGCCTGTCAAAGTATGGCGTCATGCTGCTACGGTCACCACCGTAGAACGACTCAGGCAGATAGGGAACTGGCACACCAAGGGCACGCAAAGGCCGAGTCACTGCGGACTCAAACGCACCAGCAACACCACGCCCCGGCAGAGTCGCAAGGTCCATGGCCGAGTAGCCCAGCTTGCGCAACGTTTCAGCCATCGCGGCACGATCTGCCTGCGCTTGCGGGTCTTCTCTCAACTGTCGGAGCAACGGATCGCGCTCGGGGTCATAAATACTGCGCGGCTGCACCAGCCCCTCGTTCTGATACCGCTCAACCTCACCGCCCTCTTCAAACGCCACGATGCCACCACCGGCCATCTGAGCGGGCAAGCCACTGGGCAGTGCAGTAACCCCGGCATCCATCGGAGCGGAGTTGGCTAGTACTTCTTGCGCAACACTCGGCGCGTTCTGTTGAGGTGCTCCAGCAGCGGCTTCAGCCATCTTTGCCTGCTGTTGCTGCCGCATCTTCTCTTGAATAAGAGGAATCGCAATGTAGGCAGGGATGGTGCCGGTCTCCACCCCGCGTCTCAACTGCGCGATGGAGTACTTGCCGGGGTTAGCCAAGATGCTTTGTGCGATGCTCATATTCAGACTCCAGCCAGTGCTTTACGCAGGGCCAACTTGTCTACGCCATCCGACTCTTTAATCGCGCCGCCCTTCTTCTTGCCGCCACCCATGAGACCAGACAGTCCCACGCCAGCCATACCCAAACCGGCGGCTTGCGAAGCCAAGCTAGGAGCAGCTTGATACTGTGCCGTAGTTGTACCCGGCACAGCGTATCCACGCAAGAGCGCGTTGAACTGCTGCATGCGTTCCATTGGCGACTGTTGAGCTTGCGCGTAGTTCTGGATGGCTTGGTTAATGATTTGTTGCTCTTGAGCCTGCTGCTGTGCACCAATCTGGTTCTGCAACCCAAGAATGCCGGTCTGCGCAGCAAGCTGTTGTTGGCCCAACGTGCCCAGTTGCCCAGCCATCTGACCGGCAAGTCCGAATCCAGCCTGTTGGCCAGTGACCCCTTGGAGTCCAGCTTGTGCGCCTTGGATACCCTGAGCAGTGCCTTGCAGTCCGACACCTGCGCCCTGCAACCCAAGTTGGCCGGCGTTGATGGCTTGGCCAACACCTTGGAGTCCAAGCCCCGAACCCTGCATAGCGGCCTGCAAACCTTGAATGTTCTGAGCACCACCAGCTAGTCCAAGCTGCCCCGCAGCCATGGCGCGGTCTACACCAGACAACCCTGCTTGCGCACCTTGCATGGCCTGAGCCGTACCTGCCAACCCGGTCTGTGCACCTTGTTGTGCAAGCTGACCAGCGGCAATTGCGCGATCCGCAGCCGACAAACCAATCTGTGCGCCCTGCATTCCCTGCGCCGTACCGGCCAGTTGCCGATCCACACCCGCCAACCCTGCCTGTGCACCTTGGATACCCAATCCTGCGCCTTGCATACCTTGTGCGGTACCAGCAAGTTGAGCCTGCAATCCTTGCAGCCCCATGCCTGCACCTTGAATACCCGTCTGATAGACCTGATTCGCGCCTTGCAATCCTTGAATACCAACACCTGCGCCCTGCATGCCTTGGGCGGTTCCAGCCAGACCAGTTTGCGCGGCTTGCAGGCCCATGCCTGCGCCTTGCATACCAAGACCATAAAGCTGACCGGCTTGCCCAAGACCTGCAAGACCCGCTTGCTGTCCGGCCATCGCTTGACCAATACCAGACAGACCAAGCTGCCCGCCTTGGAGTGCGGTGCCTAGACCCGCTTGAGCACCCGACAATCCTTGCAGTCCTAGTTGTGCACGCTGAGCGATGTTTGCCTGTGCTTGTTGGAAGGCTTGTTGCAGGCCCTGAGCCTGAATGTTCTGCATCTGCGTCTCAAGTGCACGCTGGGCTTCGGCGTTCTCAATTGCCTGCCGCGCACCACCAAACGCGCCTGCACGTGCGGCCTGACTAGCCCGTTGTGTGCGCCCAATATCAGCCTGCCGCTGCGCGGCTTGCATCTGAAGGTCAGTCACCATCCGCTGATACGGCGACATGAACTGTTGGTACGCCGCAGGACTTGTTGCCATGCGTTCGTACAGATCACCAATACCGGCGGCTTGTTGTGCGTAGCCACGGGCCTGCCCCGTGATGTCGCGACCAAGTTCTTCCGCACGCAGGCCCATACGCGCAATGTCGGCGGCACCACGTCCATACTGTTGCGCTTCAGGAGCCATGGCTGCTGCACGAGCGCCATACCCAGAACCCATAGCCCCGTAACGATTGGCGGCTTCAAGCGCAAGCTGCTGACCAAGCAACCCTGAACCGTAACCAGCGCGGCCATACGCCTGCATTTCAGGAGCAAGAGCAGCGGCTTGAGAGCCATACCCAGCGCCCAAATCTCCAAACATGGCCCCGCGCTCAAGGCCAACCTGTTGACCAAGAAGCCCTGATTGTTGTCCTTGCAGACCAGCCTGATACCCGGCTTCACCAAATCGTGCGCCACCCCGCACACCAATATCTTGGCCCATCAAGCCAGAACGTTGGCCTTGGGCACCAGCCTGCTGCGCCATCGCAGTAGCCATATTTGCACGAGCAAGCGCGTCTTGCAGCGCCCCCGCACCAATACCTTCCCCGCGCAACCCTGCCTCAAAGCCTGCCTGCCCGTAGCCATACCCCGCCTGTTCGGCGGCTTGGGCGCGTTGTTCAGCACGTTGCGCAGATTGCGCAGCAACATCCGCTGCTTGCGCACCAAATTGAGCGCCTTGAGCGCCATAGCCATAGGCGGTTTCAGTAGCCCTACGCGCTTGACGAGCAGCGTCCTGTGCCGCACGTGCAGCCTGCATCTGACCCAATTGACCAGACTGGAAGCCAGCCTGCCCGTAGCCTGCGGCTTGGCCGGTTGTGCCAAGTCCCCCCATACCGGCGGCTTGAGCAAACTGAGTACCCTGCAAATACTGCTGCGGTACTTGCAGGTTGGCAGCGTTGAACTGCACTTGCTGTTGCAGAGGGCTGAAGCCCGCTACGTACGAGCGCGGATCGGCGCTGTACGGGACAAAAGGCTTGGTGCCTGTAATCTCGTACGTGCTAGGCGCACCGTCAACGCCGGGAACTTCTCGCGTTTGAAAAAGCTCCTTCATCGCCCCGCCGAGAACAGTCTCGACTTGGGGGCGCAGCCAATCAGGAACGTTGGACTGAGTTACGGTTGTTTGTGTAGGACCGCCGCCACCGCTCATATCGTCACCTCGACTAAAGTGTTGCGCGGTTCAAAGTTGTACCGCTTCCACAGGCGCACAATCGCTTCGCGTCCGAAGCCTTGAATCTTTGTGGCACCGCGTTGTTTGAGCAGTGCTTTAAGTTGCTCAAACGTCTCGTCATTAGAAATCAGCTTACCGCCAATAGCAGTAATAAAAGCTACCCGACTCAGCGGGTAGTTGATGAAGGACACCGTTGCCGCACCGTGCACGGTGTTGTCCTCGTCTACAGCCACAAGCAACATCCACTGCCCAGTCGTCAGAAACATCTGCACATGGTGAATGTTGTAGTCCGTGCAGGTTCCGTCCTTCTCAAGCGCCGCTTTCAGATACTCCTCCACCAACGGCCAAACTTGTTGGACGTGGATGGTATCGACGGGGCGGATGCTGAGGTTCATTTCTTCAGCAGGTCAGTGATGCCGCCTTCGGCACGGCGCATGACGTTGGGGGTGCCGCGTACTTGTGCAGAGCGCGTGACGATAGGAGCACGCCCCATGGTTGGGACGTCCGGTTGGCCAAAGTAAGGCATGGCAAAGCTGTCGCCGTACCCTCCACCGAAGCCACCACCGAAGCCACCACCAAAGCCCCTGTTAAACGCAAAAACGTCTTGATCGCCCGGTCGTATTACAGGCAGCGTAGTATCAATAGGGGTAAAGTCAATTGGATTCACACCACTACCCCCGCCACCGCCACCAATGTTGACCCCACCACCCCCAACAGTACCACCAGTACCACCAGTACCACCAGTACCACCATCACCCTGCACTACACGGCGATCATCAGGCACCGGCTGAATAGTTCGACGCTGATCAAACGAATACCGCTGTGACAACCCAGTCTGTTGTGGGAAGTACGTAAACGGCGTACGCACGGACGGGATGCCAAACATGTCGAGGTTGCCACCGCCAAACCCGTAGTACGGCACCGTCTGCATACCCCGCGTCATGATGTCTTGATTCATTATGGGGTTGGTGCCATACGCGGCCACACCAAACGTAGCCTGCGGACTGGCGCTGTACGACGAGTACTGAGGCTGGTAGATGGGCTGATAGAACTGGCTCGTGTAAGGCGACGGGCGATTCATGTACGTATAGACGCCCTCGGGCTGAATACCCGCCATGGTCGCAACGTCCGGTTGGCCAATACCTGCTTGGTTCAACGCGTTGACGGTGTAACCATAGTTACCCATGTTGCGCTGGATCAAGTTGTTCATGTCGGAACCAGAGATGTTGCCCTGTGTCCCATACATGCCCGTTAGATTGCCTTGAGGCGAATACTGAAAAGGGCTTGGGGGCCGTGTATCCCCGCTTCCACCACCTGCCATGATGTTCTCCTTTAAGCGGGCACGTACTTACGTGGGTTAATTTCGCGGCCCTGCTTCTTGGTGCCGGTCCGTGCTTTGCGTACCTTGTCCATCATGGCATAAAGCTGCTTGGCACCAGCATCGGTTGAACCATTACCAAGATGGGACACCACATCGGCGGGCACAACAAACTCACCATCAGCCAACCGAGCAGGGCGCTTGTTGGCAATCACGCCGGGAATGCTGTCGGACATGCCATCACCGGGACCACGCAGCATGCGACCACCGTCTGAGTAGGTGCCAAGGTCAGAAACACCCCCACGGGCCATGCGCTGATACATCGGCATGTCTCCCACCATGCGGTCGTAGCCAGAAGGCAGCGATGCAATACCACCATCAGCAAACGCAGGGCGATAGGTATCAGGGTTGAAGCGAAAGCGGCTCAGGGGACCCTTGTACTCCTCTTCCTCTTCCATGGGACGGCGACCACCCAAGGCACCGGCAATACCTGCTGAACCCATCGACAAGGGATTAGCCTTGATGTAATTCAAAGGGTTCTGCATAGCCGTTTGGAAGCTGCTAGGAGCAGCAGTAGCGGCTGTGGGTAGGTTAGAAATACCACCAGTACCTGCCGCCGAGTACATCGGCATTCCCGCGTTTGCCGTCAGAGGCAGCGCATTGGCCATCGCCGCGTTGGTACTCTGCTGGAGTGCGGCATTACTTGCAAGGTTGGCGGCTTGACTGGCTTGGGCAAAATTCATCCCTGCTGGGAGACTACCAGTTGAAGCAAGGGTAGTAGGAGCAGCGGTAGTAGCTATTGTGCCAGTGGAAGTAAGCGGCAACGCGTTTGCCAACGCACCTTCAACCCCAGCAGTAGCAGCCGCCGTCGTTCCAACACCCGCACCGCCAGCGGCTCCGCCAAGAGCGCCACCAATCCCAGCCCCGGCTCCGCCCGTCAGACCACCAAGCAACGCACCCTTGAGGGGGTCACCACCTGTAACCGCAGCGGAGCCACCACCTATGGCAGCGCCAATCAACATTGCTTCGCCAACACCACCGCCTGCCATAGCATGCTCCTTTTAACAGATTTTATTGTGTTAGGTCGTAGAAGGAAAGTGACCCAACCGCGTCGCCCGTGGTTGCCCCAGACACAGTTCTGATGGCAACGGTGTAGATGTCACTGACCCCGGCGATGGATGCGCCCAGTTGGAGGTCAAAGTTGTAATCGTTTGGCAGACTGGTGTTCTGCACTCCGCCTGAGCCAGAAGAAGTTACATAGTCTGTCTGCACAATAGTGCCGCCCGTGGTCGCCGTAGCAGCCACATCAAACTCGACATTCGAGTCTGAAGGTACAGTAGCCGCCCAAGTAGCGCCCGTCAGGGTGGGGTTCTTGATGAGCGCCACCTCATAGTTCTGACTGGTCGTGGGTAAGACTTGAACCCGGTTGGGCAACACCACCGCACCTGTGCGTCCAGAGGCAAGTCGGATGGAGACAAGCGGCAAAAAGGTCGTGCCGATGGTGCCCAAGATTGTGGTGCGTCGCGCCACATGGTCGATGGAGGTCTGCTCAAACCCGCCCTCAGAGATGACCGAGCAGCAGATTGATTTCATGGATGCAGCCACCGCAGAGGTCACGGTCTTAATCTCGTACCGCACTGGCAGGATGGCTGTGGTCATGTAGACGCCAGTAATCTCGTTGGCGTTGTTGAATGTGTGGCAGACGATGTATTCACCGTTGATGATGAAACCGCACCGAACGGAACCGACGCCTAGCCACTCAAAGTCCATCCACAGAATCTGAGCTTTGGACGGGTCTAGGGTATACCCGGAAGCTCCGGTGCCGTCCAACTTGTCACCGTTCCAGTCATCTTGATTGACCGTCCGGGCATCGCTGGGTGAGCCAGACGTTGAGGAGCGCAGCACAAACGAGTAAGTCCCGTCGATGCGTTGGAAGAACACCCCGTTACTGTCGTTGTAGTACCCCACCCGCTGCGTGAGGTTCAGGCTCATGCTGCTGTCCATCACAAAGGTAGCAAGCACTAACAAACCTTTACCCGGCTGATACGGGAACGAGCGATAGGATTGACGGGTTACAGAGCCAACCCCCGCCCCAGTGACCTCCATCTTCACTGCCGCTTCGTTGGACAAGAATGTCGTCGTGCCCGTGCCAGTCGTGGCTACGTCGAACTGATTATCAGCAGCGTAGCGGTTCTGGCTGTCGAAGAGTGTGTAGGGTTGGCTAACACGCAACCGTCCAAAGGCGTCTACGTTGGTGCCGCCGATAGAGACTGGAAGTGTGGATGTGTCGGCCATAAGTTTCGCCAAGAAAGTGTCTAGGCGGTTGAAATACAACCGCAGGACGTTATTGAGGGCCTCGTGATAGCGTGAGTCATATTGAGGAGGGGCCAATGGCAGGTTGGGTGCAGCCGGTCGATCAAGCGAAAACTCCGTGGTAACAATCTGGGTGGCCACATTTATCTCCGGCCATCAGGACGAATGTCGATACGCGGCGCACCAAGCTGCCACGTTGTACCCAGATTAGTCGAAGCAATCTTGAAGATCAACTGCCGTCCACGCACGCGGGTGTAGACCTGCCCGGTGAATTCTTCCGTGATGACGTAGTTTGACCCCTTGGTAACGCCTGCTGCCGCTGGGTAGCCCGTGCCTGAACCAGAATTTTGCAGAGGGTAGAGGGTCATCGTAACCGCAGGAGTTGGCACCCCAGACCCACTTTGCCCCGCGCTGGTATCAGACCCCGTAAACGTCAGGTCTGGCAACACCCGCCAGATGTACCCAAAGTTATGCCCGTCGCCAATGTCAAACTCAGAAGACGAAATGTAGGCTTCGATAGGCGTTATGTTGCCCAAATCAGTAGCGTTCACCCCATCTTCATGTTGCACAAGCTCATGGTTGTAGGTTGCAGCAATTGGATAAGGCAGCAAGCCGGAATCCAGCCATGCTGTACGGCCCATGGTGCCGTAATACCAGATATTTTCTAGGTAGTTGTAGATCACGTAGCGGTCAATGACGGTGCTGCCCGATGAGCAGTAGAACCACCAGACTTCGTTGAACCCTTCATTGGTACCGGCGTAGACCTGCTGGGATTGCAACGTGTTGAAGTCCGAGAAAACGTAGCGGCGCAGGTCACAGTTAAGCGTCTGCACCCGACCGTCATACACGTAAAACTTGTCCACCCCCATCCAGTAGGTGCGCCCTGACGCCACGACGCTGGCGTTCGGGCCAACAATCGACACGTTAGAACCCAGAATCTGTGCTGTCCAAACAAATGGGGCACCTACGTACTGGAGAGAATAGATAGAGGAGTCGGTGAACACCACGATTTCCTGCCGCATCTGTTGCGCACAGAGAATCTTGGAGCCTTGGGACAAACGCAAACTGCCTGCCTGATTGGTTGCTGAGGGCGTCCACGTGTAGGGGTCTTCTTGATCCGACCACCGAATCAGCATGGGATCGAGGTATGTTTGTCCGTAGTCGTTTGTGCCAAACACCAACACAAACCGAGACACGTCGGAAACTTCAATAAAGTTCTGAAACAGAGGAGCGTCTGCATCGCCTGCATCCGCAAGGTCAACTCCCCGCTGCGAAATGCGCTGAATGCCAGACTGCGTGCCGGACGTGGTGATCGGAGCGCCTTCAATGGAAGTGGAGACGTTGAATGTGCCACCCGTCGAATTCACAACGAAGTAGACCTGACCAACCGTCAGGCCCGTGGGCAGTGCCCCAGTGGATGTGAATGTGATGGCGGTGCCATCCGGCAGTGAGAACCCAGCGGGTAGCGTGATAACTCCCGGCGCAGCAATACTGATGGTGATCTGCACGGGGGCGTATCCCACGCTGGCGTTCCAGTAGTACACGCCTTGGCCACGAGGGCCATACACCAAGTCCTCACCAAAGTTGCGCTGGTTCCACAACTGTAGGCTGGTCGAAGTCTCAAGGCCATTACCCCACGTGCCACCACCCCACGGACCCGCGCCCCAACCAACAAGCGGCACCTGAAACGCAGACCCAGTATTGGTCTCGTACTGCGTGACTACCGAGCCGCCTCCCGGAGACCCAGCTACATCCGTGGCATTTGCTGTGGCTGACACCGTAATAGAGTAAGTGTCTTCATCAAGGTACGTAATCTGAAACGTACCCGTCAGCACCCCTGCGGTGATGTTGCCACCAAGCCCCGTGATGCCTGCGCCGCTGAACGTCACGTAGTCGCCGTCCGCACAGCCATGATCCATCTCACTGACCGTAATGACGCTGGAGTTAAGCGTGGCTGTGAACGGGTTGGTCAGCACCACCGTCCTGCGGATCGGCGTGATGTCGTAGTAATCGTTGCCCTTGAGGATGTAGAACTTCAGGTTTGTGCCAACACCTACCAAGCTCTCTGCGCCAAGCGTCACCCAGTTCCAAAGTGACCGGCAGATGCCCAAAAACGTGTTGCTTGAGAAGGGTGTCCAGCCACCAATCTTCTCAGGATTGCCTTGACGAAACCGCACCTTGTCGCACTCGTACCAACCCCCTTCGGTCGTGTACCGAGTGTTTTCGCGGTTGACTCCGGGTTTGAAGAGGATTTTCTGGAGTGGCATAACCGTATTCTCGTGTCAAGACAAGAAAAGGGCAATCTCGGCCTCGCGGCGTTTGACCAGTCCGGGCAGGACTTTGCCTCCACCCATGGTCCACTGCCGGAACGCATTGGCTGCACCATCCCAGTCGCCTCGGTTGGCCCGCATCCTGATCTGGCTGCGCTGAAGATTGCCTAGCCCTGCATTAAAGGAAAAACTGACCAAAGCGTCAAAGCCGCCTTGACGGCCAAGTACGCCGGGAACAAGTCGAAGAACACCACGTTCAAAAGTCTGGACGTCCAGATGGAATAGTTCATCGATCTCTGTCTTGGTCCAAACACGATGATCTTCTCCTCGCAGCGGGTATTCCTTCCTGATTGCCCCGGTGTAGCCTTCCTTGCGGATCACAGGCAAGCGAATCTGCTCTTGGTACAGGACGTGGCCGTAGCCAATGGTCCAGATGTGGGCAGGGCAAAGGTAGGGTTTACTCCTAAACCCTTCATACTTGTGCATGAGGGCTTCGCCTACCTTGCTCAGTTTCACTTCTTATTCCACTGGCGAGAACCAAACCAAAAGCCAATGATGCCGCCGAGCATGGCCATCTCGTCACTGGAGAAGATCAGGTCGGAATAGCGGATCACATCTTCCACGCTGCGGATCAGTTCCGGGTGGTTCCACAGGTACCACGCCATGAAAGCGTTGAGCGCAATCAACTCAAGCACGAACAGGTAGGTGACCGTGGGGCGCACCGTGCCGACGTAGTTGGCAACCCAGCGAGATGCCTTCTCCAGCACCTTCTTGTCGTGGTCCAACGCAGCCTCGGTCATCCGGGCGTCGGTCTCCATGGCCACCTGCTCGGTGCGAATCTCTTCCATCCGGGCTTGGGCGGCAAATCCTGCCGCTGCCAACTGGAGTTCGCGCTCAGTCTGAATCTGGGCCAGACGCAGTTCATGGGCTTGATCTGCCTTGTTCTGGAAATACTCCATCAACTTGGGCAGGCCCGAGATCAGCAGACCGCCAAGGGTCGAGATCAGTGACAACATACTTAACCCCTCTGGCTCGTTACCGTGTCGTTGCCACGAGTCACCATGACCACCTTGTCTTCAACCACCACCTTCATAGGTGGCTCGGAACGATCTAGCCGGTCGAGCTTGTCAATCAGGCTCTTGATGATGGCCACTTCAGGCTTCTCTTCCTTGGGCGTAGCACCCGCGATGCCGTTGAGCATGGAGATCAGGGCCGTGAGCGCAGCACCCAGCAGGCCCATGACGGCGGCAATTTTCTCGTTCTCCAGCACAACGGAAGACCCGACACCAATCACCACGATGGCCGTAATGTAGGCCAGACCGTGCTTGCCGATGGCTTTGCCCGCAACCTCTTTGGCGCTGCTGTTGGCTTCCAACCGGTTGAGTTCGGCCCGAGCCTGCTCACGCAGCAGGGCAATCTCGTGATTGATGTTGCGGGCCTCTTCCATGATCAGCCTGCGGCGTCGAGGGCAACCTTACGATCCCAAACCCAGTTGGCCCACTTGGCCGAATCGAACGGCACCCGAGCCTCGGGATTGTTGGGGTCTGCCGGGTCTTGTTCCGTCCATCCTGCGCCCACAGAGGCCAGATAGGTTTGCAGATCGATCTTGGTTGGGATGACTTCAGCATCGCCCGTGTCGTCGTTCTCGGACAGGCCGATCATCACCATGTCGCGGGGGCTGGGCGTGTTGGGATCGCCCACAACAAACACCCCACCAACACCCTCGGGGTGCAGGCAGAGGAAAGAAGGTACGGTGCCGTCAGCGTTGAGACGGTACTTAATGCAGTGGTGTGCCATCGAGTGCTCCTTGTTGGGCGTACTGCCCGCTGAAAAGATATGCGCCAAAGTGCCCCAGGACGCACCACGGGGCAACCCAAACCTGTCCGCCATGCTCCCGGTACATGTGGCAGAAGTTGTAGTCCTCCGAGAGCAACTGGTTATCTACGTTCTGAACCTTGAAGTAGTCGTAGACCTTTTCCTCGGGTTTGATCGTCACCCCACCATTGGTGTACCAACCCACATGGGGCTGAAGTTTCTCAAACACATCGCGGCGGATCAACATGAACCCGGTGCCAACGTGCTTGACTTGGAACGGCAAATTGGGGTCGATCATCTCGTGACCGGGCAACTTGTTCACGTTGAACACACCGGTCAGGTTGGATAGGTTGGGGTGATTCAGCACCGCCCCCTGTCGCACCTTTTCCCAGTTGATGCCCTTCATGGGCACCGCCCCGCCGATGATCCCCTTGTCTGCCTTGACCATCCGGGCGATGTCGTTCGCCACGAACTTCTGGTCAGCGTCGATGAACATCAGATGGGTGGCGTCCTCCATTTTGAGGAAATGGTGGGCAATCGTATTCCGGCCCCGCTGCACCAAGGACTCGTTGCCGAGGAAGATGCAGGTCATCTTGATGCCGTACTGGATGCAGGCTTCCTTGAGGGACAAGAGAGACTGCGTGTACTCCGTACACATCATCCCGCCGTAGCAGGGGGTGCCGATGACCAAGTGCATTACGCCGCCTTCTGATCCGGGTCAGGAGCCTGCTCAAGCAGGGGCGAGTTAGTCAGAGACGAACGGTCGAACACCGAAAAGCCGCGACGGGCGGCGAACTTGGCCGGGTCTTCTGCCCACTTGTCGGCACACGCTTCCAACCACCGCATCGTCATCTCGTGCGTGGGGGCCTGACCGTTGGAGATGAGTTGGTTCTCCATGTTCAGATAGGCAAAGACTTCAGCCTGCGCCTGAGCAGCGTTGATGCCCAGGTCAAACAGATAGATCAGGTTGCCCTCGTCGATCATGCCGTTACGCGACCGGGCCGCATTCAGAGCCTGCTTCATGCAGGTCATGATGTGGTAGCGGGACTCCTCGCGCTCGTAGTCCTCTTCCGTGATCTCTTCCCGGCCAACCTTCTCAAGCAGTTGCTTGTGCTGATTGACGAAGAAGTTCATCTTGCGGATGGCGCCGTTGACAGCGTTCTGAGTGCCCTCAAGGTGGCTGTTGATCTCCAGAATCTCGATCTCAAGCAGTTCCCGGTCGAGTTCGTCCGTGCAGGAAGCGAGTTCACGCTCCTTCTTCTTGAGGTCGTTTTGCTTCTTGCGGAGGTTGATGTACGCCTCTTGGAGCGCCCCACGGGTACGGTCGATCTCAGCCAAGGTGTGCTTAATGGAGCGGATCGGCGTAATGGCCGTCACGTCCAGAGTCACCTGCATGAACTGGCTGTGGCTCTTGTGGAAGTTGCTCGTGTCCCGCACGACGGCAGGCATCCGATCCTGAATGTTCTTCAGCATCAGGTTGTACTCGGGCTTCTTCACCGCCAGAGCGGTGTTCATGTTGCTGATGATCAGATCGTTCAAAGGATTCTCCTTGGGTTAGATGCCACCGTGGCAGTTAGAAGTTCCTGCTTCATCAGTCATGGCTGATGCTAAATCGCCAAAGTCTGTAGCGTTGCCCGTTGAAGCAATTGTGATGTAGTCCATGATATTTACCGTGCCACTACTATTTCCAAGGGCAAATACGCCACGGGTTGTTGAAGAACAGGCAGCGTTGTTGTAAGACGTGTTCGACAAATCGCCAAAGTCTGTTGCGTTTCCTGTGGACGCGATGGTAATGTAGTCTATGACGTTGTAATACGTGGGGGACACATCGTTTACTCCACCACCAAATACGCCTCTGGTGGACGAAGAACAACCTGATAAAGCAAACCGGGCTACAGTCAGATCGCCAAAGTTTGTTGCGTTTCCTGTCGAGGCTATGGTGATGTAATCGATACGGTTCAAGTTGGACGATCCAGTTCCCTGACCTCCGGCCCAAACTCCACGTGTTGTGGAGGAGCATGATCCCATGCGCTGATTGCCGCCCGTCAAATCACCAAAGTCCGTGGCGTTGCCGACTGATGCGATGGTGATGTAATCGATGACGTTTGAACCGTTTACACCACTTGCTACGCCCCCGGCAAAAACCCCGCGAGTTTCATTGCTGCAACCAGACAAATAGTAACGCGCTTGAATCAAATCGCCAAAATCAATAGCGTTTCCAATGCTAGATATAGTTACATAGTCAATAACATTTGAAATACCGGGCCTCAAGCCGCCACCAAATATCCCACGGGTAGACGATGCACAAGCACCCAACGTATAAGCAACCGTTGTGAGGCTACCAAACAAGTACGCGTTGCCGGTCGTTGCAATGTTGATATATTGAATAGATGCTTGTTCAGATGCTGTGTAACCACCTCCAAACAACCCCATCTGCGAACTTGTCGGCGTGGGTTGGACGGCAGCGGCGGCGGAGGAGCAGCCTGCAAGTCCCTGAGTTGCGGTTGGCAAATCGCCAAAGTCCGTTGCGTTGCCGGTGGAAGCAATGGTGACGTATTGAATTACGTTTGTTTTTGTGCTGATGCCAATGTCTCCACCGGCAAATACGCCTCTTGTGTCAGAGGAGCAAGCGGCCAGATATCTTGTGTTTTGAATCAAGTCACCAAAATCTATAGCATTGCCTGTGGTCGCGATTGTGATGTATTGGATGACATTGATAGTGCCTGCTGTAGTATTTCCACCCGCAAACAAGCCTCGTGTGGCAGAGGCGCAAGATGCCATAGCACCCGCTTGCGCGGCCAACAAATCTCCAAAATCCACAGCGTTACCTGTAGAGGCAATTGTGATATAGTTTATTATATTGGTTCTAAAACTTGTGTTAGACAGCCCAATAACGCCGCGTGTTTCAGACGCACAAGAAGCAGTATTGGTTGCTGTGCTGCCTACAAGATCGCCAAAATCTGTAGCATTGCCAGTCGAAGCAATTGTGACGTAATCGATGATGTTGGAGTTTCCGCTGCTGGTGTTGCCGCCGCTAAATACGCCACGCACATAGTTTGAGAGACCAGAAGCACCGTAGCGGGCCACCGTCAAGTCGCCAAAATCTGTGGCATTCCCTGCCGAGGCAATGGTGACATAGTCAATGACGTTTTGTCTAACGCTTGCAGAAGAGTCGTATCCGCTGGCCCAAAGCCCGCGAACAGAAGAAGCGCAAGATCCAAGATCAAATCGGCCAACAGTTAAATCACCGAAGTCCGTGGCATCACCAACTGTGGCGATAATAATTTTGGAAATTGTATTGATGCCGAGACTGGCATCTGAGCCACCTCCAAACAACCCCACAGGCGTAGCACCACTGCCCGCAATCGGCCACAGCCCTTGCTTGAGCCAGTAGGCGGCTTGGTCTAGCGTCCATACCCCCGGAGCAGCACCGTCTTGGTACGGGCCTGCCGGGGTGGGAGGTGTCTTGCGGATCAGGCCACCGGGCCATTGATGACTCATTTATAGACCTCCGTGGCAGTTAGACAACCCCGCGTTGTTGTACGCCGTGTTTGTGAGATCGCCGAAATCTGTTGCGTTACCAGTCGAGGCGATGGTGATGTAGTCAATCACGTTCGATGTGCTCAACCCTCCCGCAAACAACCCTCGCGTCGTCGACCCTGCCCCGGCAGGGTATCTGGCCACAGTCAAATCACCGAAATCTGTTGCATCGCCGGTTGAGGCAATTGTGATGTAGTCGATGACATTTGTATTGCTTGCGCCGGTGCCCCCGCCAAAACACCCGCGAGTAGAAGAACAAACCGTCCCCGCATACGCCCTAATGAGTGTTAGGTCGCCAAAATCTGTTGCGTTCCCGGTGGATGCGATGGTGACGTAATCAATGACATTTGAGAAAACCGCGCCGGTGTATCCTCCGCCAAAACAACCGCGAGTTGTGCTCTGCACGCCGTTGGCACCATACCTCGTGACGCTCAAACTGCCGAATGAAGTGGCGTTGCCGGTGGACGCGATGGTGATGTAGTCTATTGTGTTGACGATGGTTGGTTGATATCCACCGGCAAAAATACCACGAGTTTCAGATGAGCACGCCGCCGCCGCATCTCTTGCGTTCGTAAGATCGCCAAAGTCTGAGAAATTGCCAAGATTTGTGATTGTTATGTACTGAATCACATTGACAATTGTCCCCGACCCCGTGGCATTTCCAAAGCCACCAACAACACCGCGAGTAGACGATGCGCAGCCGCCCGCAAGAGAATACCCCGTGCCTGTGCTCATCAGGTCGCCGAAATAAGTTGCATTTCCTGTTGTTGTGATGATGGTGTAGTTGACCACGTTTGTTTCCACGGAGGAATTTTTGCCCCCCATGAACAACGCGATATTCCCAGATATAAAAAATGAAGGCCACAGCCCTTGCCCCACCGCCTGGAACTGAGCCGTGAGAGTCCATACGCCGGAATAACTAGGCATTACACGCCTCCATGACAGTTAGACGTGCCCGCAAGATATTTGATGGCGGTTGTTAAATTGCCAAAGTTAACAGCGTTTCCCGTTGATGCAATTGTTATGTAATCCATAGTTTGCACAGCCGAACCGCTGCTTGTCTCAGTGCCTCCCGCAAAAACTGCTCTTGTGGGCGAGGAACACGCCGCCAACTGACCTCTTGCAGCAGTCAGGTTTCCAAATGATACTGAGTTACCCGTAGAGGCGATGGTGATGTATTGGATAGATGAAGTTCCGCTAGTATAACCAGTCGATGTCCACCCGCCCGCAAACAAACCTCTTGTGGAGTTTGAGCAACTAGATACGAATGTGACGCCGGTTCCCAAGTTTCCAAAAGATGTTGCGTTCCCTGTTGATGCAATGGTCACGTAACCGATGGCCGTAAACGGGCTGCTGCCTTGGTAACCCCCGGCGTAGACGGCACGCGTGGAAGACGCACAAGCAGCCAAGCCAGCAACTGTGGACGTTGTGTCACCAAAATCTGTTGCATTACCGGTTGAAGCAATCGTGATGTAATCAATGACGTTTACAAAACCGGGACCTGTCTGAGCGTTGTACCCAGCAAAAAACAACCCGCGAGTTTCGTTTGATGCGCCACCTAAATCTGCTCTGCCATTGGACGTAAGAGTACCAAACGTAGTGGCGTTTCCAGTAGAGGCAATAGTAACGTAATCAATTACATTCTTGAATACTGTACCGTCCTCACCACCTGCAAAAATAGCTCTGGTGCTGGAGGCGCAAGCAGTTAGGCTGTATCTTCCAACGGTTAAGTTGCCAAAGAATACCGAGTTCCCAGTAGAACTTATCGAGATATAAGTTATTGCATTTTGGCGAGAACCGCCACCAGAAACATCCCCACCACCAAACAATCCCCGTTGGAATGCGGGCGTCACGCTCCCACTAGCCGCGCTGAAGGGGCCGGGGCCAAAACTGTTCAGCGCCCAGACTTGGAACGTGTATGCGGTGCCGTTGCTCAGACCAGTGACGTTAATCGGAGAAGATGTCCCCGAGACAGTGATTTGGCTAGGGTTAGAAACCGCGTAGTACGCCGTGATGGCCGATCCGCCAACATTGGCCGGAGCCGTAAACGACACCGACGCCGAAGCATCCCCACCCGTGGCGCTCACGCCCGTGGGTGCATCCGGGTTCTTCAGCGGATCGTAGTTTGCCGAGATAAACCCGGCAGGAGGACGAAGCGGCATCGCTGCCTCCTATCAGGAGTTGATTTCTTCCCAACTGGTCGTCACCACAAGATCACTTGCCGTGCCTGCCGTAGCCCCAATGGACTCGTTCTCAAGCAGGTACAGGGAGGTAGTCTTGTCAAGGATGATCAGCGTGGCGTCAGCCGGAACCGAGATGGTCGAGGCAATCGGGAAGGCCGTGCCACCCAGAGCCGCTGCACTGTACTTGCTGACGGTGATGTCCGCAGCGTTGGTACCGTCCACGTTGGCCACCATGATCATATTGATCTTGTAGACCTTGCCGCTGGACGCGGCGTTGCTCACCAGACTGGTGGCGTTGGTGGTCGTCAGCGAAACGCTACTGTTGTTGCCAAGAATTGTCGTAACGTTGACGATATTTGGGTTTGCCATGTTCGCTCCTTAGATTGCGAAGATTAGGTCAAAGGCGATGGATTTACCAGCGGAGATGCCACTAGCTGCGGGAACCGCCGAAGTCCAAGAAGTGCCATTGGAAGTCAGCACATTACCCGAGGCACCGGGAGCAACCCCCGCGCCCAAAACTTTTCCAGAGGTATCAGCGTACACAGGCACCGCACCAGTGGTGGAAGACGCCGGTCCTGTTACATCCCCCGTGCTTGTACCCGCGCCGATTGCTGTGCGAAAGGCTGTTGCATCAAGCGCCGATACGGTGTTGTCCGCGTTGAATCGCGGGAACGTGACCGCACTGGGGTTGGTAATCGTGAAGACGTTTGCGCCCAGCGTGGTAGCGCCGAGATTGGTACGCGCACCCGACGCAGTAGACGAATTGGTTCCACCATTTGCGAGGGGCAGAACCCCGCTTACATCAGAAGTCAGCACCACCGGGTTGCTGACCACCTTCACAAAATCAGAGCCGTTCCATGCCACAAGCGCCCGCGCACCCGCAGGCACCGTTACTCCAGTCGTAGGTCCAGAGCCACGAATCACGATGGACTGCGTGCCACCCGTGGCGTTGATGACGAAGTAGGCTTTGCTCTGCGCGGGGGCCGTGATGTTGCGGGTAACCGTACCCGATGCCGTCCAAAGAATGATGGCGTTACGCGCTTGGTTGGCAGCGCCGTTGGTCGTAGACAGCGTTACGTCGGTGTCGGCGCTGAGCGTCGTAGTACCCGCGACTGCCGAATCCAAAAGACCAGTGATTGCGTCGTTGACGACGGTACCCCACGTGCCCGACAAATCTCCCGTAGTCGGGAGCGCCAGACCAAGCAGAGGGGTAAAGTTTGTAACCGCCATGGCCGCTCCTTAGAACCCGTAGACAATGTTGAGGGCAAACGTTACGGGGGTTGTGACAGATTTGCCAGCGGGGTACGTCACAAACACGTCCTTGGTTCCCGCAGAGAAATTTACCAAGCTGCCGCTATTACTGGACGCCAGCACGGTGTCACGAGAAAGCGTTGTGCCCGAAGAGGTATAGGTACCAACGCCCACCTCCCATTCGGAACCCGTTTGCCCTGCGATGGTGTAGTACGTGGTGTTGCCGTTACCAATTGCGGAGAACGACTGAAACCCAGTCGCTGCGCCAAGAAGCGTGACGGTACCCGTACCTTGAGTGGTCGTGGTCTCTTTTACGCGATCTTTTACAACGAGGGGCATATTTACCTCACACGGTCATTTCTACATTTTGCCAGTCTGGGGTCTGGCTGTCATCTATTGTGGTCCAGTAGAACCGATTCATTGTTCCAACTGCACCGCGTGTTTGAACCCCAGACAACGCCACCGTCCGGCTAGACCCCATATTACCGGCGTAGCCGTAAGCTACCACGCTATCCTCAGATGGTCCAACAACCGGGGTTGCAGTTCCTGCTGCGCCCGCTGCGGATACTCCAGTCAAAGCAACTGTGCGCGAGGTGGTAACGGACCCAATTTGGCCTTGAGCCGCAACCCCCGTCAAGATTGGTGCAACAAGCAGGCTATTGACTGCTCCAGTAGCAGACACCCCGGACAGGAACGCTGCGTAGGCAAAATCGACGTTCCCAACCGCGCCAGTTGCCGACACCCCCGTCAGGGCTACCGTACGAGAAGACTCGACGGACCCAACTTGGCCATAGGCGATAACGCCATCTTCGGTTGGGTTGCTGGTCTCAGTAACATCCCCAACAGCGCCAGTTGCCTCCACCCCAGTCAGAGCAAAGGTGCGCTCCCCGACAGCAACAGACCCAACGGCTCCCGCCGCCGCAACCCCAGAAGCTGCCGCAATCTTGTTGAAGATTACAGACCCAACATCCCCTGTGGCAGAAACGCCCGTTACATCGTTGGTATGTGAAACCCCGACAGTTCCAACTGCCCCAGTAGCGACAACGCCAGACAGCGCAGCAGCTTGTTCACCAACAACTGAACCAACCTGCCCAGATGCAGCAACGCCCGTAATGGCAAACGAACGCTCTCCAACCGACGCAGTTCCGACCGCCCCAGAAGCATTAACACCCGTTAAAGCAACAGATGTTGATTCCGCAACACTCCCTACCGCACCAGAAGCACTGACGCCGGTAATAGAGACGACAACCGTTTGCCCCGCAAGCGAGGAAAACGGCGCTTCGGAAAAGGCGGCTATGCCGAACATTGGCTACACGGCGGACCAGCCGCCGCCCCTTATCAGGTTGTAGCCAAGCGCAGCAGAGCGGTCGAGGTCGTGTTCGACGGCATCGTCAAAGTAAACGTACCGGCAGTCACGGTCTGCGAACCGAAAGTGTGCACGCTCACCGCCTTGTTCGACTTTGACGAGTTGTAGATCAGCACCGCATCAAACGCCGTGGTCAGCGTAACGCTCGTGTACGTGATGGAAGCCGAAGGCGTCCAGTACGCAGTTCCCGCAGTAGCCGAAGTGTTCGTCGATAGTGGGGAGGTGCCATTGGTCACCGTCACGCCCCCAGCGGTGTATCCCGCGCCCGAAACCTCACCCGTAACCGAGTAGGCCGTGGTGGCTGCGTTATAAGTGGCGGTCGTCTCGTACAGAGCCGCCTTGAACGTGTCACCAGTGCCAGTGGTGAAGTTGTGCGTAGCCGTCATCAACTCTTGCATGAACGACGTGCACATTGCTTGGGTGTTTGCCATTTGAGGCTCCTTTACTCAAAAGATGCTGCTTCGGCAGACAGCGTTACCGCTTTTTTAAGCGTCACATGCACCGAACGGTGCACAAGTTCTCCATCCAACCAATACTCGACCCACGTCGTGTACTCGTTGTCATTGTCCACGAACCCTTCCTTCTTCTCAAGAAGGGAATCGTCCATCTCGCCCTTGGTGGTTGTAACCAGTGCCATTGATGCTCCTATGAAATACGAACAATCGCGTTGTTGGGATCAGCTATTGGGAACGTGATCGTAAAAGTCTGGTTGGCTACCGTTTTGTCCGAACCAAAATCCAGAGTCGCCACCGACTTGTTGCCCTTGCTGCTGTTATAGATCAACGCCCCACGGGCAATGAAAGTGGCACCAGTCCAAATTGCAGGATCAAACGAGATGTACGCAGTCGGCACTTGCTGACTGTTGTTTCCTGAAGTTGGAGACGGGTTAATCACAAGCGTCACACCTCCAGCCACGTACCCCGTGCCAGTAACTTCGTTCAGAGTCGTATAGGCTGTGGTGCTTGCGCCCAGTGATGCGTTCCCCGTATACAGAGCGATCTTGAACGTGTCCGGCGACGTCGGGCCGAAGTTATGCACGGCCTGAAGAATCTCGACCTTGAAGCTCGTGGTGACGGTTTGGAAGATCGCCATATCAAGTCACCGGTTGGCGATACTGCCCCGAGCGGTACGCATCCTGACGCTCCATACCATCGCCCAGACGTTTGGCCAGAGCCAGAGCTTCCTTGTACTTGGTCTCATAGAAAGCCATAACGTCGGCCTCACCCTTCATGTAGGTGTACGCCTCAACCAACGTGCCGTACAAGAGCACCGTATCAAAGTTGTCGCCCAACCACGTGCGACCATCAGCGGCAACCGTGATGGACTCGGGGTAGTAGTAGAAGTGCAACTCAGCCAAGTAGTTGGTGTCGGGTGTTGGGCCAAGAATAAACGTCAGTTCATCCGTAATGGCATTACCAACAATCGCGGGGCCAAACAACCCGTAGTACCGAGGCTTGCCAGTGTCCGTCGTCGGGTTGGGGTACGCTGCTCGGATGAAGTTCACATCCTTGTTGAGCAAGTATTCATAGTCCCCACCACCGACCGGATACACCGCCAACGAGTACACCGCCAAAAAATCATCCGGCGCTTTGAGATATTTGTTACCTGATTGAATGTTACCCGTCATGTTCTTGCGAAGCGACGGGAACTGCACCGTGTTGTAGATGCGCTGTTCGGCCTGCCGAATGAACCGATTGATCTGTTCAGTCGTAGTGTCCTGTGACCCGTTGGACAGGTCAAAGGCCGGAAACGTATTTTCCGAATACGACTGAACAGCGTCGAACAGTTCTTGGTAGTCCATATTCAGGCCATCGGACCGCGAGACATAACGCCCTTGGTGGCCGCACCCGTGCCACGCATCTTGATACCCGTGGTCTTGGGTGCAGGATCGTAGCCATCACGATTGATGTTGCCCACCGACATCTTCACGGAATTGGCAGCGGTCGGCTCCTTACGGTAGCCGTTGGCCAGTTCGGCTTCACTCAAAGCCTTGCCTTGCATCGTGTGTGGCTGAGCGTAGATGTCGGCTTGGCCAACTTCCTTGCCCATCACCTTCTTGCTGAACTTGGCCATGATCAGGCCCCCTTCTTGTAGGTGAAGGACGACTTCTTCTGGTTGGCAACCTTGGCCAGATTACGGCCCAGAGCCTTCATTTGGGCGTTGGTCTTACCACCCTTGGCCATCTTGGCAGCGTGCATGCGCTTCTCGTGCGCCTTCACTTCTTCCTTGGCAACCTTTTTCATCTTGTCCATTTCCGACTCCTTACGTCGTAGTTACCGTTACTGTACCAACTTGGGCTTGCAAAACCAAGTAATTTGGGGTTAACGCGGTATCAAAACCTCGTGACCCGCCTACCGGATTCCAACCCCACTGGAACACCCGGCTACCCCCTTCGGGGCTACCGGTTTGAGATTGCGACAAACCAACCGTATCTAGCGTCTGGAGTCCGTTCAGGCCAGACTGAAAATAGCTCACATCAGGACGAGGTTCGCGCACGGCCTGCGGGTCGTAAACCGGGTACATGCCAAGTTGCAACTGGGGTTGGTCGGGTTCCCAGCACTCCGGGCACACCTTGATGCTCACCATCTTGGTTTTAATGGTCAGCTTGCGCAACTGTTTGAGCAGGTACCGCTGTGCGCAGCGGTCGCACTCCGCAATCGTGTACTTGGCTGATGCGTACTTTGGCCCTGCCATACGTCACCTGTAGAACAGAACTCGTGGCACAAAGCGGTCGTTGGCCTTGTCGCGGTCTTCCTCCGCTGCCAACTGCCACTGCTGTTCGTACTCTGCCTTGAGCATGGCCACACGTGAAGGGTCCATGTTGGGCAGCTTCAGCGACATCTTGTAGGCAAGCCCTGCCACCATGCACTCCAGCAGGCGGAACGGGATGTCCTGCGTCTTGACGCCAGAACCCGCATCCTGAATGCGGCGCATACGCCAATACACAAACATGTAGTACGGATTGCCTACAGAGCCTTGGTTGGGCACTGGCCAAATGTTGATTGAAGGTGGGCGGGCCACCGACACGGCGGTTCCTACAGTGTGCGTGCCAGCAATCGTGTTCTGTTGGCCACGGCCACAGTAGCTCAAGTACCCAGCGGTAGAACTGGGGCTTGGCTGCACCAGCGTGCTGTAGCTGATCAACTCACTACCCAACTGAATGAACCCGGCAGCGGCCAATTGGGTCACGTCGTTCAGATAGATCGTGGTATCCGCAGGCTGAACAGTCTGGGTAGCAACTTGAGCCGTTGTTGCATTGGTCTCACCCGTCTGCCGATTGATCCAGACCTGAATGGGACGGCCTTGAGCGTACTTGTTGGGGATCGTGGAGTACGTGGACTCACTGATCCGATTGATGTTGATGTCGATCTGATTGGTACCCGCGCCCGCGTAGGTGCGCGTGACCTGATCCAACAGATCAATCGTATCGTTGGGCAGCGCGTAGATGACCTGATTGGGGTACAGCGGAAGCTGTCCTTCTTCAATCGTCCAGAGGTTGATGCCCCGGTTGGCCCATTCAATCGTCAGCAGGTTGAGGCTACGCCGCGCAGTGCGGAAGTCGTAGCCCGTGCGCAATTCCTGCCCACAACGCTCAAACGCCTCTTCAATGAGGTCGTTGACGTCAAGGTTGAAGACTGAAGTGCCGGTGGTGGTCATTTAACGGAACCTCGCGGTTTTCTTGGCAATACCCTTCGGCTGCTTTACGAACTGCTTGCCGGAGGCTTTGCCTGCTCGTTTTGCTCGGGTTGTGGCTGCGTATTCTTGGGAGGAAAGACTTTTGATCGCAGCCTCTGGAAGATACCTTTCACCCGTGTCAGAAGATCGTTTACCACTCTTGGTCCTCCACTTTTGCGCGGTCCAATCCTTCAGCGACTGCTGCGACTTTTTAGTCACGGTAGCCGCCACCCTTGGCCTTGTACTGCTTGGCCAGAAGCTGCGCCTTGCGTGCGCTCCACTGACCTGCCGCAGTGCCTTGAACAGCCTGACCCTTGATCTTCTCAAACAGCGATTTGCGCATGCCCGGTTTGGTGTAGTTCCCGGCCTCATTGACCTTGGACTTCACCGCGCCACCCTCAGCATACTGGTCAAAGTTCGTGTCATCACGACGCTGCTTGACCTTTGCCTTTGGCATTTTGGAGGAGGAGATGGCCCCCATACCGCGCGACGCCATCATGATCAGACAATCTTTCCGCGAGTTTTGCCACGAACGCAGCAACCATCAGCACGCTTAGAAGCAGAACTGACTTTGCCACCAGCCTTCATACCTGCGCTAGTGGGAGCCACACCAGTTTGTTGCTGCTGTTGCCGTTCTTTATCCTTTTCACGATCTCGGCGGATGGCATCGGCCACAGCGCCAAGAGCACCAAACTGAGTCAGGTTACCCAGACCTTCACCGGTAGCAATACCGGCTAACGGAGATACGTCGCTGAACTTCATGATTACCCCATCGAAATCATCTTGCCTTTGGTCTTGCCACGAGCGGCGCAACCATCAGCACGTTTGGACGCGGAACCAACAGAACCACCCTTCTTGTATCCCGCCTGCTGGTACGCCTCGTATTCACGAGCGGCAGAAGGCACGGACTCCCGCATGGCCTTGGCCGCACGGATGTCATCACGCGCAGACTTGGCCATCGTGGTGGAAAACTTGGACATAAAGTCCTGTTCTCCTGCGATGCCCTTGCGCATAAGCTCACGAGACTGCTCAAGTTTGGCGGTCTCTTTTTCAGTGGGTTTACGAATTCCGGGCATCGCGGTCTCCTTAGCAGGCTTTGCCGCCCTTGTTCATCTTGATCATCGTGCCCTTGGTCTTGCCCTTCACGGCAACACCGTCACGGCTGGGAGCAGCGGTCTTCACAGCGCCCATTTTGGAAGCGGCCATACCACCCTTGGCCATCTTCTTCATGCCAGCTTCTTTCATCTCATGCTTGATCATGGATTTGGGAGCGCCCTTCTTCTTCATGAAAGACACTTCCTTCTTCATCATCGCTTTGGATTCAGCCATTTCGCCACCTCTTGAAAATTTGCGGCCTTTGTCGGCCTTGATGAACTCTTTCCCCACGGACTGTGGGACGCCTGCCTTCTTGGCAAACGATGGGTTGTTGGCCACCGCCGCCATGAAATTGTGTTGCTTCTTGCTAGTTGATGGCACTTCGTTGCTCCTTCATAAAAGCATCGAGCTTCTCATCTAGCCGGTCCAACCGCGCTATGACGCGGTTGAAATCGTTGTGCATGTCTGCCTTGGTCACGAACTTGTCCAGATGCTCCTCCCGCGTACGGTTGAGGAGAATCTGAATTCGCTTCACCTCGTCCGCATGACTCTTGATCACCCAGATGATGATCGCAGAGATGAAGGAGAGGACTACGTTCCATATCAGCAGTTCCATGCCTTCAAAGACAACGCCTTTCTAGTCGGCTTGCCCTTCTCGTCCTTCATTGGCCCTGGCATCCCAGACATTCTGGCGCAGAAGGACCGCCGTCTTCCCGCGTCTTTCTCCGTCTTCGGATGGGGCGCGGGCGGCTTGAGATTCATCCCTTGGGCTTTCGCAGAGGCGCGGCCTTTTGCATTGAGCCCGCCCTTGGGGTTCTTCCCTTCCTTGCGCTGCCATGCCGGGGTCTTAGCCATAGAACACCACAGCCGTTGTGCCGGTGCCAGTAAGGGTCACGTGAATGTCAGTAGCGCAAAGAACGCCCTCACCGGGAATGATCACGGAAAAAGGCGTTCCATCTTGCGCGGTAGCGGTCGAGATAAGGACCGTACCGCTTGCCCCACCATCACGCACGACAACGGAACCCGTAGCTGTTCCGGGCGTAATAAACAGCCCTTTCAACCGGGTTCGCGCTGCGTATACCGTGGACGTCGTAGAGACGTACCCGGCTTTAACGTCGGTTTGCATCATGGCGATGCCCCCCTATCAGGTCAGCAGACCGAGGTTCTTGAGCGCCGCGACAACTTGACCCATGGTGTAGCCACCATACGTGGCTGTGTCGTCGGTAATGCCGCTGCTGTTTGCCACAAAAGCGGCAGCCGTCACGGCGGTCGTCGGGCGAACAATCTTGGTTGCGCCGTAGAAACCGATGGTATCGGTAGCAGCGTTGCCAACGCCCGTGTTACCAGTGATTTCAACGTTGTTGAACGTCGAAGTACCGGTGGTGGCAGTCACATTACCAGTGACGTTGCCAATCACGTTACCAGTGATTGCGCCCTCAAAGCCATTGTCAGACTTAACCGGGCCGGAGAAGGTAGTGCGTGCCATTGAAGGCTCCTCATTTTGCGCTTGCTGTCTGTGAGGTCAGTCCGCCAAGCCGGTCAGCAAGCAGTGGGGAATCTTGGACTTGGGGTGATTTATACACCCATCTCAGGAAAAAGAAAAGGGGGCCGAAGCCCCCTTCTCATCAGGCACCTTGCGAGCCAAACATGCCCAGCGGGTCAGACCAGCCGAACGAGTAACGCTCACGAGACTTGTAGCGGACGTTGCCGGTGTCGAAATCACCGTCCATCGACTGCGACAAGGGGGTACGCACGAAGTGCTTCATGCCGTTAGGAACGTCCGTGGTCAAAAACCAAGCGTTCGTATCGGTCAGGAAGTGATTAATCGTGTAACCCTCGGGGATAGAACCGTTGTTCTTCAGCGCGTTGATGTCGTTGTCGGCGGTCGCCACGCGGAGTTCAGTCTCCAGCAGACGAGTCGCAACGAATTGCAGCGCAGGGGGAACAACCAGCTTCTTGGGCTTGGCAGCGATCAGCAGACCGCGTTCGTCCGTCCACAAGCTGATCTGAATAACGGCGGCTTCCAGAGAAGTCTCGTTCAGATCAGAAGGGGTAGAAGGAACGTTGCTGTTGGTACCACCAGACACCAGCGGGTGCGCATTGGAGAACAGAGCCACGCCATCGCCACCGGGGTAGCTGGCGGAGAAGCCATTGTTCAGAACCGCAGCAGCCTTCACCTGCTTGGTGTAAGCCATTGCACGAGCCAGAGCCTTGGTATAACGAGCCGACAGCGAGTCATAGAGGTTGTCCTCGATGGCCTCTTCCGTCAGGCTGAAACCCAGAGCGATGGTTTCGTGGTTGTACCGAGCGGTCCATGCTTCTTGCGCATTGTCATAAGCAATGGCAGAACCTTCCGGCTTGACCGGAGCGGCACTGAAGCCAGACAGCTTGGTTTCTTCTTCAAAGCTACGTTCCGAGGTCTCGGTTTCGTAGATTTCCTTATGCTCCTCGCCATACTTGGCGTACTCAAGACCAAACAGCGCATTCAGGCCGGGCAGGAGTTCCTTGAGTAGTTGGGCACGAGAAATAGCCATGTTCAGTTACTCCTTATCAGGCGGTAGCGGTGGCGTAGTAGTACTCGTGCTGACCGTGGTTGAGCTTCACCAGAATCTCGGGGAACTGGGTGAAGACCAAGGTTGCACTAGCAGCAAACGCAGCGGACGGGGCTTGGTTCAGAACGAACGAAGTCGCGCCAGCGGAAGCCGCCGTATCTACAAACGAGCCAGACGGGATGTAGTTACCGTTGGAATCCAGCGAACCAACGTCCGTACCAACCGGCAGAGCGAAAGGCAGAGCCGAGCAAGTAACGGTAGCGGTGGAGATGCTGGTATACGTAGCGGTACCAAGCGACACAGCGGTATCCGGCACCAGACCCAGCACGCGCAGCGGCAGAGCAGCCGTCGTAGCGGGGGTGTTGTCGGGAGCCAGAACTGCGTTGCGCGAGTCACCCGTCGAGGTGAGACCCGTGTTGTTGATCATGGCCAAGTTTTGGCCGATCATGGCACGAGCGCCCGATGCCACAGTGGTGCCAGACGAGCAGACCACAGCCTTGAACACCGTGTCGGGATCGTCACAGACGATTGCCACAGCGTCGCCAGCAGCGGTACCGGCAGGCCAGTACTGAGCGAACTGCTTCTGCTTGGTGGTGGGGTTGGTGTACGAGCAGCCGAGGAAGATGCCAACAAGCGATCCCTCAACACCCGTGTCAACCGTGACACGTTGCAGGTTACCGCGAACCAGACCAACACAGTCACCGTAGAAGATGCTGGTGTTGTAGCCGTTCGCAATTGCGTATTCACGAGTGGAACCCGCGAACACCTGACCGCCGATCAGATTGATCGGCTTTAGCCCGTAAGGGGCCGAAATGACAGGGTAAGCCATTTAAGGACTCCTAGAGATTTAAGTGCCTTTGCCAAAGCTCGTCGCGGATTTACGCTCCTTAAAGAGCGGCATGCGCGGGTCGCTTTGACGCATGAGACTGTTGTCCACGGCTTCCGTCTGGGCTTGCGTCTGGCGGGCGAAATAGTCGTTCCGCTGTTTAACGAAGTCCTTCGGGGTTTTGCAGAGCAACAGACCACCGATCTCGATGTTCTCCTTGTAACGGGAGTTCGGATCGACTAGCAGTCGGAATTTGGGTTGTTCCTCGACTGGAACGGGTTCCCAACCTTCACGGAGCTTGGCCGAAAGGTTACGGGGGTCTGCCGCGTTCAGGGTCGAGACGCGAATCCAGCGGTATGCGTAATCCGGGTGCTTGTCCGGCTCAGGCAAAAGTTCAGGTTGCATCCACTGCTTAGGACGCTCTGTTACCGCACGCGTTTCAAGTTCTCGGGCGAGTCGGTTTTCAGCCATTTCGAGACTCCTTCATGTACTCCTTCACATATTGTTCTGGAGTGATCCCCAACTTTTTAATCAAGTTGAGTTGGCTTTGCTTCAGCTTGACCTTGTTGGGGGACGTGCTGCGCGTTGCCGGGGCCACTACTGTCGCGGGCTTGGACCGAGACTCGCGGCTGCTTTGTTCTTCTT